AGGCAGAAGCGAGCTTTTCTGATTCTGGGGGAGAATTGAAATAATGGAAACTTTAATAGAAAGCATGAACCTCATTCTCATGATGGTCTTTATACTACTTTACTCTGTTTTAGTAATGGTAAATGACGTAACTAGCAAATTAGCAAACTTTTTTCGCAACGCAGTTTACATGAGTTCGGGAATGCTGTTTGTTTACTATATTTTTCAGATTAGTTACTTAGTACCTTATAAAGAGTTTGAATATTTGATAGCATTTTTAGTGGCATTATCCTTTAGGGATTTGTTGCCTGTGTTGGTAGACTTTGTAGTCCACGTAAGTACAGCAAAATTAAAACAAATCGATGCCCGCATTTCATCAAGTAAACCAAAAAAAGGAGAATAATGTTACCCTTATTAATACCCTTGTTGACTAATGTAATTGGAGGTCTCTGTGCCGATGCGGCAACAGATCTCGCAAAAGACCACGTAATGAAGATGATTAAAAAGGCAGTTCCACCTGACGCAATGGAAGCGATTGACACAATCATAAGTTCAGATCCAAGCCACCCTTGCGACACTATGGAACATTTTATTGACTGCATGGTCGATCCTGACAACAATGATGTTCCATCGATTCCCGGGATGCCGGACATGCCAGATATTGGCCCAATGACAATTTCGTGCGATATTACTATCGATCCTGCGACAATGGATATCACAGTAACTAGGACATAAATGCCAACAAGTCCATACATACACCACTATAGAGATGTTGGGGAACAAGGACTTATTCAATCGATCACTGCCGAGACTATTTTTCTCGGTGGTCGAGATATAATATACCTGCCTAGAGAAGATTACAATAGAGAAGACCCTATCTTTGGACAAGCAACTCAACTCATTTTCAAGACCTCACTCAACGTAGCAATGATGTTAGAGTCGACTGAGGGATTTGAAGGCGAAGGCGAGTTTTATTCTAAGTTTGGTCTGGATATTAAAGATAGAGTTACATTGTCTTGCTCCAGAAAAACTTGGGATGAGTTGGAACTAACCTCAGCATCACCAGTCCAGACATGGAATACGGAAGATTCTGATGGATATGATAGATTATTATTTGAACCAGAAACAGGATCAACAATCGATCGTCTAGTAAACGAGGATGATTCTGGTGACAAATTTTACTTAGAAGATAGCGTTCAGTATGGAAGCAGAAATCGTCGTCCAATGGAAGGTGACTTGATTTATTTTCCGTACAACGAAAAGTGTTTCCAAATCACTTTTGTTGAGCATGAGTCTCCAATGTATCCAGGAGGAACATTGCCCCAATTTGTGCTGACGTGTGACTTACTAGAGTATAGCAATGAAATATTTATTACTGGAGTTCCTGAAATCGATAGTATCGAAGATAAACTCTCTCAGATGCTTGTCGAATCAACCTGTACTACTATTGAAGGTGGTGCTGTTGGGCAGTTTCAACGTGGCGAAATTCTCCGTGAAACTACGGTGCTTGGAACGGACGATAGTAACGCTAATACTGCAAGTGCTCGTGTTCTTAGTCATGATAGCAACACTGGTAAACTTGTCATCGCTCCAATGACGCCAGGACTATCTACGGGTGACCACATTTATGGGCAAACATCTGGTGCTTATACTACCTTTACCTACCTTCTCGCAAATGATGGTCTTGGTAATGCTCCTTCGGTTGAACTCGAGGAACTGTCAGACAATGCTGATGAATCAGCAATGAATGTTGAACTCGAGGATTTTGCTAATAACTTCATCGACTTTTCGGAGAACGATCCATTTTCAGAAGGGCAATTCTAATGTTTGGGAATCATCTTTACCATAGGCTAGTAAAAAAATACGTTGCTTATTTTGGTACATTGTTTAATAATATTGAAGTGCGTCGTTATGATAGTGATTCAAAGATTATAGGCAGGTTACGGGTTCCAATATCTTACGCAAGCAAAGATTATTATAGACAACGATTGGTCTCAGATCCTGAATTAGCAAGGAAGGCATCACAAATGCTTCCGCGCATGGGATTCATGATGTCAACTATGTCGTATGATATGTCGAGAAAAATAAATCCATTACATAAGTTCGTCAGTAATGTTGGCGGACAAATACGTGCTATGGGTAGCAGTATTCCATACGATTTTTCGTTTGAGCTTCATGTCTGGTGTAAAAACCAAGAAGATGGGCAACAGATCATAGAACAAATCGTGCCATACTTTCATCCTGATTTTACTGCCAGTTTGAAGTTAGTTGATAAAATGGATTTAAGTTTAGACGTACCCGTTGTTTTAGATAGTGTAACAAATGAGGACACTTACGAAAACAGTCCTGATGGAACAAGAACAATTATTTGGACTTTACAATTTACAATGAAGGGGCATTTCTTTCCAGAAGTTGAGGAAAGTCCTAGGGGAATTGTTAAACACGTTGATGTACACTTGGCAGCAGATACAGATACATCTGCAGGGTTTAATTCTAACATTGAAATAAAACCTTCACCGACGTCGGCAACGCAGTTTGACCCGTACACAATAACAACAGAACAAAATTTCTTTAATACCGCAATGCATTTTAATCCTGTGACTTGTGTACCGCAATTAGAACCTTTTGAAGGATAATTATGAAATACTTCGTAATGGTGCTAGCTCTTTTTATGATGGGGTGCACAATAAATATGACCCCACAACCACCTACTGATGAAAAGAAAGTTCCAGCTCAAATAGAGATGAAGCAGGCCGAACAGAGTAAACACGCTCCGTGGCCACAAGATGGTAAAGAATATTGGTATGCAAGATACTTTCATACTATGGCTAGCCACCCAGGCATTCAACAACGGATAAGACCAGAGGACGTATTTGCAATAGTCAAGTGTACTATGAAAAAATACGAAGAGGAACATTCGTGGGAATGGTTCCGCAAAAATCTTGCAGATGTACAAATACTTACTCCAGAAAATACTCAGTATGTATACGTTGTCACTAGAGCTTGTGCAGATAAAAACGCTAAAGAATCTTCTGTAACACCAGCTCGTATTACTATTTGAGAGATATGTTATGAATCAAGATGAAGAACTAAAACATATATTCGATCTACCTGTTAAAAAAGAATCAACCGAAGTAGAAGTCGTTCCGGCACCAAAGGGTAATCTAGAACTAGAAACTGATTTTGAATATTCCAGAGATAACATGTATACTGCTATGGAAATGCAGACCGAAGCAATGGGTGAAATGTTGGAGCTAGCAAAGGCATCTGGTCACCAAAGAGCATTTGAGGTTTTCGGTTCTATGTTTTCACAGTACACTGATGCTCAAATAAAACTGATGACTCTACATCAGCAAAAAGAAAAAGTAAATGATGCTCGGAGCAAAACTGTGAATAACACCACAAACGTCCAGCAAAATGTATTAGTAGGATCTACGAAAGATTTGCTATCGTTGGTGAAAAGAGGTCAGGTCAAGGAGGATGGTGAAATCGTACGTTAATAATCCTCTGATTAAGGCACAGCATCAAGAACAAGAATTTACTAAGGAACAAATTGCAGAGTTTGCTAAGTGTGCAGGGGATCCTGAGCACTTTATTGAAAATTATGTAAAAATCGTACATCTAGAAAGAGGATTAGTTCCTTTTGCATTATATGGTTTTCAAAAGAAAATGGTAAAAACCTTTCACGAGAATCGTTTTGTTATCTGTAAGGTTGGTCGGCAGTCAGGAAAGTCAGTCACCGTAATCGCATATTTGTTGTGGTACATGCTATTTAATGAGAGTGTGTCTGTTGCTATGTTAGCAAACAAGGCAGCTACTTCTCGTGAACTCTTATCAAGGATGCAACTTGCATACGAGAATCTTCCCTTTTGGCTTCAACAAGGTGTTGGAGTTTGGAATAAAGGTTCTTTCGAACTGGAGAATGGTTCAAAAATCGTTAGTTCTGCTACTAGTTCCAGTGCCATTCGAGGTAGTTCTTTTAATTTGGTATTTTTGGATGAGTTTGCATTCGTCGAAAATAATCTAGCAGAAGATTTTTTCCGTTCTGTTTTTCCTACTATATCTTCCGGTAAAAACACAAAATTAATGATTGTTTCTACCCCCTATGGGATGAACCACTACTATCGTATGTGGAAAGAGGCAATCGATGGTCGCTCACAGTTCGTGCCTATTCAGGTACATTGGTCGGAAGTTCCAGGAAGAGATGAAGAATGGAAAGAAAATACTATACGAAATACATCAGTAGAACAGTTTCGCCAAGAGTTTGAGACTGAATTTATTGGTTCTGATCAAACGTTGGTTGACCCGAATTGCCTCACGGCATTGAGATGGGCCAAACCATTGATCAACAGACAAGGATTAACCATTTATGCTGAGCCAAGTACAGACAAAATATATGCTTGTACTGTGGATGTTGCTTTGGGCAAAGGCAAGGATTATTCAGCATTTATTATTTTTGATATAACAAAAATTCCTTACGAGGTGGTAGTGGTTTACCGAGACAACCTAATCACACCACTTGTTTTTCCAAATGTAATACATAGCCTAGTTAAACAGTACAATAACGCATACACCCTTGTAGAAATAGATGGGTCAGGTGCCCAAGTTGGTGACATATTGAGACACGATCTTGGTTATGAGAATCTTCTCATGACTTGGAACGCAGGAAGAAATGGCGTTCAAATATCAAGTGGTTTCAAAAGGTCAGCAATGATGGGACTTAAAATGTCACGTCCAGTAAAGAACATAGGTTGTATGACGATTAAGAATCTGATAGAACAGGAAAAGATATTACTAAAGGATGTTCACGTTATAACAGAATTTTATAGTTTCGCACAAAGAGGTCAATCTTGGGAGGCAACTCCTGGGACACATGACGACCTTGCAATGTGTTGCGTATCATTTGCTTGGTTGGTTGCTCAGAGATATTTTGCTGAGTTGACTGACGTAAATCTAAGAGAAAACTTATTACAAGACGTTGACGAAGAAACATGGGATAATTTGACCCCATTCGGTTTTATTGACGATGGCCTAATAGATATTCCTTCAGAAACCACACACGTGGCCAGAGATGGAAATGATGATTGGCTTGAAAATAAAGGATCCGAATGGCTCTAGATTCCAGAAACCCTAAATAATGGGCAATACTTCTGCTGACGTTTACAAAAATATAGGAGTAAGATGTCATTTCCAATTTCACCAGGTGTTAATGTTCGAGAGATTGATCTAACCACTGGAACTCCTGTCGTTTCCACCTCTATCGGGGCATGCGTAGGACAGTTTACATGGGGACCAGTTGATGAGAGAGTTTTAATCTCATCTGAAGTCAATTTACGAGATACATTTAGCAAACCTAACGATAACAATTATGTACACTATTATACTGCAGCGAATTTTCTGTCGTATAGTAATAATCTACGAGTTTGTCGTGTTACAGACGACGATACTGCCTTAAATGCCACAACTGATGGCTTAGGTAGACTCGTAAAAAACGATACCGCATACGTTTCTCTCGATCCTGATCAAGGTGGTGGTGCTGATGCAACCGCTAACCGATTCTGGATTGGAAAATTCCCAGGAGATCTGGGAAACAGTTTAGGTATTTCCATCTGTCCAGCTGATAAACCTGCCTATGATATGGTTGGTACATGTTCCATAACTGGAACAGCAATGACAGGTATCGGAACTGCCTTCGACACAGAACTCGAAGCAGGTGACGTTGTCACACTTAACAGTGTTGCTTACGTAATCTCTGCAGTAACTGATGCAACAAACGCAACCCTCAAGTATGCACCTGCTGATCAAAGTGGTGTCATCGGGGTAAGAAATGCAAGAACCAACTTCGAGAAGACCGTAACAGGTACTATCTCAATGACTGCTAATTCAAACACAGTTACAGGTGATTCTTCTAACTTTACCAACGAAATATTTGTCGGTGATACTATTATAGTCGGTTCAAATTCAGCTGAAGTAATCGCTGTTACAAACGACGCAAGTGTTGAGCTCAATGGCCCAATTTCACCAGCTGCTATTGTCGGTGGAACTTCAATGGATTCTCGTTGGAGGTTCGCTCTTAATTTTGATAGATCACCTGGGACAAGTGAGTTTGCTACAACTGCTAACTCTGCAAACGATGAAATGCACTTAGTTGTGTATGACTATCGTGGTCGCTGGACTAATGTTGAGGATGATGTCCTCGAAGCATATGACAGCATGAGTGTTGCTAAGAATGCTAAGTCACCTGAAGGTGCTAGTATTTATTACAAAAACCGATTAAATAATTCATCAGCATATGTTCGTTTCATAAAACATCAAACTGGCGTTACTAACTGGGGAGATAAAGCAGAAGATAACGTATTTGATCTGCTCAAGGGTACGAAGTATTATGAAATGCAAGGTGGATCTGACGGTAACAACGTATCAGTAGGAGACTTACAACTTGGTTGGGACATTTTCAATGATCCTAATACAGTTGAGGTAAGTTTGTTGATGCAAGGTGCTGCTCCTGATGGAGACGGACCTGCTTTGGCTAACTACGTGATTAATGTTGCTGAGAAGAGAAAAGATGCTGTGGCACTTGTTTCTCCTGAGTTTTCTGACGTAGTTTTGGTTCCAGGATCAGAACTATCAAACCTCAAAGGTTTCCGAAATTCTATTAAGTCATCGACTTATGCGATTTTAGATTCAGGATGGGGATATCAGTACGATAAATACAATGATACTTATAGATGGATACCATTAAATGGTGACATTGCTGGTCTTTGTGCAAGAACTGATACAAATGCAGATACTTGGTTCTCGCCTGCTGGTCTACAGAGAGGTATTTTGAACTCTCCGATCAAACTGGCATATAACCCAGTACAGGCACAAAGAGACGAGCTATATAGAATTGGTTACAACTCTGTTGTTTCGTTTCCGGGACAAGGAATAATGCTGTTTGGTGACAAAACATTGTCTCCAAAACCAAGTGCTTTTGATCGCATTAACGTTCGCCGACTGTTTATCTTTATGGAGAAAGTTATTGGAGAAGCAGCACGAGGGGTGTTATTTCAGTTTAATACAGATTTCACACGAAGTCAATTTCAGTCATCGACTGAGGGATTTCTGCAGGGTATACAAGCAGGACAAGGTCTTACAGACTTTCAAGTTGTTTGCGATGATACAAACAACACTGCCGACGTTATTGATAGCAACAAGTTTGTTGCCGATATCTTTGTGAAACCAACTAAATCAATTAATTTTATTCGACTGTCTTTTGTTGCTGTTCGCTCTGGCGTAAGTTTCGACGAGGCAATCGGAAACGTATAATAAGGACAGACAATGGCAGACGGACAATTCGGTAAAAATGTCGACATTAGTGCATTCGTCAATAATTTTGGTGCTGCTGGTGCTCGCCCTTCTTTATACAAAGTGGAAATTACAGCACCAGAAAAACTTGAAGGTGTGACGAAAGAAGGATTTCAAAAAGTTTCCTTTTTGTGTAAGAATGCTCAATTACCAGGATCCACAATTGGCGAAATTCCTGTAAACTTTCTGGGAAGGCAAGTAAAAATGCCTGGAATCAGAACTTACGAGAATCTGACTCTTTCATTCTACAATGATGAAGATTTCGGGATTCGCCATGAGATAGAAACTTGGATGCACCAAATACAATCATTTGGTAAACCATTTGGTAATATTGTAAACCTGGCTGATAGCTCAGGTGGACAATCATCTACCACTATCAAGGTAATCCAGTTATCTAAAGCAGGCGAAGACTTAAGAGCATACGATTTTTATTATGCTTTCCCGACAACTTGTAGTGCAATCGATCTTGGATTTGATCAAGCAGAAGCAATTGAAGAATTTTCAGTTACATTTGCTTATTCCTATTTCGATGTATCTGGCGGTGATGGTGCGGGTGCAAATTCCAAAGGCATAAAGGATGTATCGTAATATTTAACCTTTAATAGAAATTAAATTATGGCAATCAAACTTTTCGGTTTCACGATCGGAAGAGATGACAGTGATAAGGTTTTATCCTCACAGACTTTTACAGTACCAGAACCCGAAGAGGGAATAGCTCCCATTGCTTCGGGTGCTGGTGCATACGGCACGTTTCTTGATTTAGAAGGAACTGTCAAAAATGAGTTCGACTTGATTGGTCGTTATCGTGGAATGTCTCTCCAACCAGAATGCGAGACGGCTATCGACGATATCATCAATGAAGTAATTGTTGATACTGGCAGGTCGGATCTTATTACCCTCAATCTTGCTAACCTTAACGTTGGCGACAAAACCAAAAATCAAATAAGAGATGAGTTCAAGCACGTCCTTCGAATGATGGATTTTCGTAACCTCGGTTATGATATCTTTAAGCGATGGTATGTTGACGGAAGACTCCACTATCATTTAATCATTGATCCTGAATCTCCCGACAAGGGAATTACGGAAATGAGATTAATAGATGCTCTTAAGATGAAAAAGGTTCGAGAAACCAAAATTCCTACCTCTGATGAACAAGAACGAATGAGGAAGTTGGATGTTGTTATTCCACGTACTCAGGACTACTTTGTTTATAATCCTACTGGATTTTTCTCTGGAGGAGCAGGCAATCAACAAACACTAAGAGTTGCGTCTGACGCAGTTGCTTATTGTACCTCAGGTCTTATGGATGGTGGTCGCCGAATGGTGATTGGCTATTTGCATAAGGCAATCAAACCTCTAAATAACTTACGCATGATAGAAGATGCCCAAATCATCTATCGTGTATCTCGCGCACCCGAGCGACGTATTTTCTACGTTGATGTCGGTAACTTGCCTAAGATAAAGGCAGAGCAGTATATGCGTGATATTATGAATCGGTATAAGAATAAACTGGTTTATGATGCGTCTACTGGCGAAATGCGAGATGACAGAAAATTTCAATCCATACTAGAGGATTTTTGGCTCCCACGAAGAGAAGGTGGTCGAGGAACAGAGATCACAACTTTGCCTGGTGGCGAAAATCTGGCAGAGATCGACGATATTCTTTTCTTCCAGAAAAAACTCTATAAGGCACTAAACGTTCCACTGTCACGAATGGCAACAGAAGATTCTGGCCAAGGTTTCTTTGGTCGAGCATCAGAGATTACCCGTGACGAGATAAAGTTTGCTAAGTTTCTTGATCGTTTACGTGCTCGTTTCAATAATCTTTTCTATGATGTCCTCAAGAAGCAATGCTTACTCAAAGGTATTTGCAACAAGCAGGACTGGGATAATATTAGAGACGGGATTCTATTTAACTATGAAACTGATTCCCATTTTGACGAATTGAAAAATGCAGAACTGACAGAACAGAGATTAAATCTTGTAGGGCAGGCAATCGACCATAAAGGTACGTTCCTATCCATCAAGGAAATCCGTCAGCAGATGTTACGTCAAACAGAGGAAGATATTGAAAGAATTGATGGAGAAATCCAAGCAGAAAAAGAAGCAGGACTCTACGACGACTCAGAGGATTCTGGATTCTGATACTAAGGTCTGTGGTATTGACTATAGTATGACATCACCCGCATTTTGTATTTATGATGGATCCAATTTTAATATTAACTATCTTGTTGCTCGTGATCGCGATGTGGTACTGGGGAGGGAGACCTCCAAAACACTAAATCCAAAAATATACCCTAAATATAATACTGAGACTGATCGTTATTCAAGACTAGCATCTTGGGTTATCGATGAGTTGACTTGGTGTCACAGACCTAAGAACATAGTCATAGAAAATTATGCCTATGCTGCTACTGGTCGTGTATTTAATATTGGTGAGAATACTGGTATATTAAAATATAAACTGTTTCAGAATCATATGATGTTTGATACTGTTGTTCCTGGTACTGTTAAGAAATACGCAACAGGAAAAGGGAATGCTCCTAAAGTAGATATGTTAGCTGCTTTTGTTGAGGATACGGGAATTGAACTAGGCAAAATAAAACAATGGTCCGACATAGCTGATGCTTATTGGATAGCTAAATGGTACTACCAGACAATACATCAAACGAATAATACATAAAATAACAATTGAGTGATGAATACATTTGATTCAACAGTGATCGGACACTCAAGTATAACCCCTTTTGCAAGAAATGTCAAGTTAATCTTCATTAGACGACTTACCCCTCATTTCTAATCTCTCCAAAACAAAATCATACTTTTCACTTGACATTTTAAATCATATGTGGTATAATTAATACTAATGATAAAAATTGAATAAGAGAACATGAAAGTAACTATCTACGGGTCACGCAGAGATTGGATGCCAGATGATTGGAAAAAACAAATCCATCATCTAATTGATCATACCTGTTCAGGTTGGTTATCAGTACGCAGGATGTCCTTCCTCACAGTCAAAGTTTGCTTAAATAAAAAACATGATCTCGGAGGTGAAGTGTCTCCAGATTGGATGGCAAGACGGAATAAACCAAATCATTTTAAGATTACGTTAAACCCTGATCTTTGTGATAACATGAAAGAGTTCATGGTCATGATTGCTCATGAGTCTATTCATATTACACAGTACGCAACAGGTCGTTTAATATATAAGAAGACTGGTACGTATTGGGAGGGCAAGAAATGGCAGTTCCCGCAACCAAAACATCTGGGAGGCAGTCCGTATTGGGAGACACCATGGGAAATAGAATCATACGGGTTAGAGAAGGCAATGAT